CTTAAGAAAGTACATCACATTCCAAGTAGAATCGAAGATATCATAACCAATATAAAATATTAAAGAAGTTTGTTTTTGTTGTAATAGCTAGGTGATACTAGCTCTCATTTCCCTACAGTCAGTAAAGCTGTAGGGTTTTTAGACAACATAACAAGCATAAATAAGATAATAACTATAATTAAATTAAATACAATGAGAAACTTAAAAACAATTACATTAGGATTATTAATATCAATAACTACATTAACATCTTGTGAGAAAAGAGAATTTGATTATGAGATTAAAAAACCTTATGAAAATCATATATACACTGGTTATTCAATAGGTAATGGCTCTAATTGTGTTTATACTTTAGAAGGTGAATTAGTTGAATGTGCATATAACGTTAGACTTAGAGTTTTATATGTTGATGGTAGAACTATTGAAGAAGGTGATGATGTTGGACTTAACTATCGTGATGAAGTTAAAATTAGGTTAGATAAATCAGAATATCCCCTTTTAGAAGAAGAGCACTTTAATTTTACATATGATAAAATAATGTCTATTAATGGAGAATACATTTATTAACAAAATTTCTTGCCATATAAAAGGAGGTATCTTTAATTAGGTACCTCTTTTTTTTACATAAAATTTACTGACACCTAAACATATTATTATAGTATATTTTTTTATCTAATAATATTAACCATTCATCTAGTCATAATAACCATTCATCTAAAAAAATAAAAATATTAGTCCTTTTGTAAAAGCTCGTGCATATTTATCATATAGAAGCAAGCACTAAAGCTCTTCACAAATACAATGAGAAATACAAAATTAACATTAGAACAGAAGTTAGAAGTCATAGACTTATACTTCGTAGAAGGATTAAAAATTAAAGAGATTGAAGCTGAAACACCTTATTCAAAAAGTGTAATCGGTAGAATCGTAAAATTACACAAAGAGAAGTACATCAATGGTGATAAAGATTACATCCCTTATCCACAACACTATTACAATAAGAATAAGAAGTTAATTAAATTAAAGAATAGAATAACTTCGGTATTGAATAGAGAACTTGATTTACAAGAAGAAAAGATTAAATTATTAAATAGATTAAATCAGATTGATGAAGAGTTCGAACAATTAATGGATACAAAATATAACCTTTTAAATAGATAATAGATATGACTGAGAAAGAATTTTTTAATAAGATAATGGGTAAGATTGAAAATCTAAATACCTTACAAAAAGCGAATAGAGAGACGCTTGACAAGATGAATCATAAGTTAAACCAGCTAGGTTTAATAATGATGCTAGATAATGTTTTTGAGGACTTAGAAGAAGATGAAAACGTTTAATGAGCACATCAACCAAGAGTTAGAAACAATAAAAGAGTTTACGGGTGCTACAAGTGGTAGTACCCAACTTCGTAAAGTACTAAACGAAGGATATTCAACATACGACTTCACATTCCAATCTGGTGCTACTATCTGTATAGCTGAAGTTAAAACAAGAGATTGTTATTCTTATAAATACAATACTACTATTTTAGAATTAATGAAAGTTAATAATATGTTCAATGTAGTAGTTGACTTCAAAAGTAAATATCCTTTTATGGATTTTAGACCAGTATTCTTAGTTAAGTTTAAAGACGGATTATTTCTAATTGATATGTCACTAGCAACGAGTACAGTTAGTATCAAGAAATGTCCTAAGAACACTGCTAACGATGGTAATAATGAATATGTAGATAAGCCAGTAATGGAATATAAAATAAATATAGATAATAAAATTAATTAAAATGGAATTGAGCCTATACGATAAAATATGTTTTGATATGACTACATTCGACCTATATGATAAGTTTTTATCAGAATGTCTTGCAACACATATGACGGTAAAACATTTAGAAGATGTTGAGAAGTACGAAGATTGTAAAATAATGTTAGATGAATTAGAGCACTCAAGAGATGAGTTTACTGATATGATATGTGATATTATAGATGAACCATTTACTGAGGTTCAAGCATTCTTAAATAATGTAATAACGACAGCTAAACAGACAATAGAAGAATATGAATAAGTTAATAAATGTATTTACAACAAATTACGAAACAATAAAGAAGACAATTACTGTTAGATACAATATAGAAGATAGTGATGATTTAATGCAAGAGTTATATTTAATATTAGCTGATAAGAATATAGATACTCCAATCACTGACGATGAGTACTTCCTTAAGTACATATACAATACAGCATACTATACTTTCATTTATAAGTACTCTAAGTATAATAAGAATAAGACTAAAGAATCTTTGATGTTAGATGACGAAGTAAATGATAATGGTGATACATTCAATAAAGACTTATTAACCTATGATGACACTAGTGAGCAGATAGCTTTACAAGCACAGCTAGAGAAGTTAACAAAGAAGTTAGATAATAAGATTAGATGTTACTTAAATAGACAGGCTAATAAGGGATTAACAGAGTGGTATAAAGTAGAACTATTTAAGAAGTATTATTTCAAGAAGATGTCATATAGAAAGATTGGTGAGGAAACTAATATACATTATACCTATGTTCATTTAGTAGTTAAAGTTATCTTAAACGATATTAAAACTAAGTATAACAAAGACATAGAGAACATTAAAGAAATAATAACATTATTAAAATATGGAAGGGATAATTAATACTATAGGAGTATGGTGGTTACTAATACATTTTTATGACTTTATAGAAATATTAAACCTAATACTTAAGAATAAAAAAAGAATCCTACTAATACCAAAGTATATATTAGATTGTCCAAAATGCACTATGTTTTGGACAGCTTTGTTTATAACAGGTAGTATAGGAATAGCTGGTATCTTATCGATACTGGCTTATTTGTTTGATAATTATTTAATGAATAACGATATTCAATTATGAAAAAACCAGAGGAATTAACAGAGGAGCAAATTGAGCAAGTTAAATATATTGCATCACGTACTAAACTTAACGGTGGAGATGTATCAACTATGTATGATTTATATAGATACATTTATAATGATAAGGGTTATATCTGTTCTAGATGTAGTAGAGTAATAAGAAACGTTTGGGAGAAGATGAAAAATTATAATAATACATTTTTAAAATAAAATATAATATGAAAAAGATTATAGGGAAGATAATTACAATAACATTTATGACCATTGCATTACCAATAGTACTACCATTTGCTACAGTATATGGTTATGTTAAGGAAGTGATTAAAGTAATAAGGAAGTAATGTACAATAAAAAGAAGGATGATAATGATTATATGGCTAAGAGGTTTGGTATTAAGTATCAGACCAAAAGACGTAATATAGAACGTATGGTTAATCATTATTTAAAATCTGGAGATTACGTTGATGCATATCGTAAAACATATAAACCAAAGGTAAAGAGTAAAGCTATCATTAGTTCAAATGCTTATAGAACATATAATGAACCTTATTTCTCTTACTACTTAAATAAGAGAACCAAAGAGCTTAATGATAAGATGGATAAAGAATTAATTATGGACAGAGAAAGAATATTAAAAGAACTAGAAGAAATCCTTAAGAAGACAAAGGATAAAGAACAGTACAATACATCTCTTAAAGCCTTAGACCAACTATCTAAGATTTTAGGTACATATGCTGCTGAGAAGAGTGAAATCGAGCATAAGGGTATTGTAATCAATTATGTTAAACCAGAAGATAAGGATAAGAAAAAAGGTAAGTAATGGTAATAGATTTTAAACCAACACATAAACAGGATTTAGTATTTAGTGCTTTTGATGATGATAATACATTAGAAGTATTATTTGGTGGTGGTATTGGTGCAGCTAAGACGTATCTTATGTCAGCATTAATGACTATCAAATGCTTAGAGTATCCTGGTATTAGAATTGGTTTATGTCGTAACGAATTAACTACGCTTAAGAAGACAACAGTAGTTACCCTTATATCAGAAGTATTTCCTAATTTTGGATTAACTCAAGAACATTATAATTATAATCAAATAGACGGTAAGATAAAGTTTTTTAATGGTAGTGAGATAGTACTACAAGAATTAAGATATCTTCCATCTGACCCAGACTATACACGTCTAGGAGGTCTATTACTTAGCTTTGCAGTTATTGATGAAGCAGGTGAAACAGAAGTTAAAGGTAAACAAGTACTTCAATCTAGATTAGGTAGATGGAAGAATAAACAATATGGTATTAAACCAATATTATTAATGACTTGTAACCCAAGTCGTAATTTCTTATATGATGATTTCTATGTATCTGATAAGGAAAATAAATTACCAGAATGGAGAAAGTTTATTAAAGCTACAGCATTAGATAATCCATATCTATCTGAAGACTATTTAAAGAACCTTAGATTAACGTTATCACCTAATGAAGTAGAAAGGTTACTTCACGGTAAATGGGAGGTAGGAGACAATCCTAATGCTTTAGTATCATATAGTGATATACAAGAGATGTATGACCATTCAATACCAACAGAGAAAAAAGATACTACTAGAAGAATATCAGCTGATATAGCATTCAAACAAGATGCCTGTGTACTTATAGTTTGGGAAGGATTAAATGTTATTGATATTATCAAGGTAGACCAAGGTGCTAATGTATTGGATACTATTAAATCTACTGCTAATAGATATAATGTACAAACAAGGAATATAGCATATGATAGTGATGGTGTAGGTAATTACTTATCTCAATATCTTAGAACAGCTAGGGGTATTATTAATAATGGTACTCCATATAAGAAAGAAAATTATAAGAACCTTAAAACTCAATTATATTATAAATTAGGTGAGTTAATAAGAGAGGGTAGTATTAAAATGATAACAGATAAATTCAAGAAAGAGATTGAAGATGAATTATCTATTGTAGAAAGAAAGGAAAGGTTAAACTTAGATAGTAAGATGGAAATTAATAGTAAGGCTGAAATGAAACAAGTATTAGGGCATTCACCCGATTACGCTGATGCTATTGCATATGGTATGGTATTCCAATATATAAGTACTAACGGAATAAGAGTAGCATAAATAATATAATATGAAAATTAATATACCGAGTAGTTGGGAGGAAGTAACTATAGATGAATTTATAAAGATATCTAAGTTAATTTATAGTGATGATTTATCTTTTTATATAGATATTATCAATGTATTTAATGAAGGTATCACAATAGAAGAAATAAATAAGTGGTCAGAAGACTCTATAATGACCGTAGCATCGCATCTAAAGTTCTTAAATAAAGAAATGGATACATCTATCCAGAAAGAGATTAAGATAGCTAATACCACGTTTAAAATCATTGACCTAAATAGTATAACAATAGGTGAATATATATCAATACAAACATTAATTGATGATAAGAAACTAAATCAGTTCAGTGCTATACCTTCAATACTATCTATTATACTAAGACCAGAGGATGAAGAATTTGATATTAAGATAATCAATGATAGGATAGAATTATTTAATAATGAATTATCTGTATTAGAGGCTATGAATTTAGTATTAAACTATAATAATTGGAACTCTATATTATTAAATAACTTTTCTGGGCTATTCGGTAAATCTAAATCTGACGATGATGACCAAGGATTTGATATAGGTGCACCATCAATGAATCCTAAATTTAGATGGTTCTCAATAATAGAAAGACTTGCTGACGGAGATATAACTAAGTTTGATGAGATATATAAACAGAATTATATCAACTGTTTAAATCTATTAAGTTATTGGAAGGAGAAACAAGATTATGAGGATAGTATGAGAAGAAGAAGAGAAATGATGCAAAAGCATAAACGATAGCTACCAATTAATATTATTATTACATAAACGATGAATAATAACGAAGAAATACGATTATCAGAAACTAGAAGAGCTTATAGAAAGTTTGCTAGTCAAATCGATAAAATCATTAAAGACGAGATTCGTAGACAAGGTTTAGTTAAGACTGGTAAAATGATAGGTAGTATTAAATGTAAAGTATCTATGGGTTCTATGCAACAAATGAATGTTGATGTAGACGCAGTAGATTATTTTAAATATGTTAACGGCGATTTCAATATATTAAATAATGCATTTAATTCATCAAGATACCAAACAATTTTAATAGAGTTTAGAAAATTCGTTAATAGATATAATAGATAACATTAATTATGGCTAAAATAAAAACAATAAATCAATTAATAACTGTTTTCAAAGATGCTGCTAATAGACATTACCAAATAAATGGTTTTGGATATGGAGACAATTGGGAAGTAGGTGCTAGTGAAGCTAAGATGCATCCTGTATTATGGATTAATCCAGTATCAGCATTGATGACTGAATCAGATAATAACATAGGTTATAAAACATTTGAAATAGATTTCGAGATTAGAATATTCGATTTAGTAAATAAAGACGAGTCTAATGAAAAGGAAGTATTATCAGATGGTATAGATATATTAAAAGATATCATAACTGAGTTTAAAAGTCATCCTTACTATACCAATAGTAAATTAAACATTATTAATGATATTGATTTTGAACCATTTACAGAAGAGTTCGATGAAGAAGTAACTGGGTGGGTATGTGAACTATCATTTAAAACACCATTAATTAATAGCTGGTGTGGTTTACCAATGGCTGAGATTGAAGGATTCTCATTCCCTGGTGGTGAATGTGATGGTTATAATGCTATATGTGATGCTACATACGTAGAGGATGTTATAGGTGTATATCCAATTGAAGTGGCTACAGCTTCTGGTAATACTAAAATAATATCAATAGATACATCTTCATTAACTGGAGATACATTCGTAACTGGTGGTACATTTAATAATACTACTAATAATTTAGAGTTAACTAGAAATGATGGTGTAATAGTATTAACTGATTTAACAGCATTAAAGGATGACACTAATTCTTATACGACTGGAGCCACTTTTGATGGTAGTGTGATATCATTTGATAGAACAGATTTAAGTGACGCTTACAGCGTAGATATTAGCTCAGTATTAACTGGTATTAGTTTTGATAATATCTATACTGCTGATGGTACTTTAACTTCTGATAGAACTATGTTCGGTGATAATAAGGTATTAAACTTAGGAGATGCTTCAAGTAGATTATCATCTTTTAATATTAATTCAGTTACCTCAAATCAAACTTTTACCACTGCAGGATTTGGTTCAATAAATAGTTCTTATAACCCTAATAGTGTAATAACAACAGCTACTGATGTTACAGGTAATTTTACTAATACATTTACTATTAATTCTAATCAAACTAAATCAGAAGCTACAGATATTAGTGGAAATAAGACATCTTTTATAGATGTTATTAATTCTCAAGCAGTGATATCATCTACTGATACTTCTACTGGACAAAATAGTATATCTACTATTGCAGATAATCAAGCTTCACTTTATCATACCGATGGCGGGTCAACTAATAATCAAGTTATTTTAACCGATAATAATATTATAATAAGTCATACCGATGGAACAACAACTAATGGTATTACTATTGATAATACTAAATTACTGTTATACGGACCAACAACTGATTTAAATTTTACAAGTACTGATACGACATTTACGGATACTAGAGCAATCACTAAAGGTATAGAATACGCTGCTGATTATTCAGCTGGATGGACAGATAACTCATTAATCACTAAGAAGTTTGTTGAAGATTCAATAACTGCTATTAGTTTTGATAATATCTATACTGCTGATGGTACATTAACTGGAGATAGAACTATTGACACAGATGGTAATATATTAACAATAGACGGTAGTGCTACAGCTAGTAATGATAAAATATTTGTTATAAACAAACCTGCGGGAGAGGCTTTTAGTGTTGATGAGGACGGTGATGTTTTAGTAAACGGGTCAATAAAAAATTCTACTTTCTTCGGAGTTGAGGCAAATCAGACTGGTTATTGGTATCACGGCACAATAAGAAACATCCAAATTGGTAAAACAAGCACAACTACAAGAACAAAATTTGACCAAAATGGGGTTAATTTTATTAATAATTTAGATACCGAAATCCATAGAATAGGATTAGCTGGTGGTAGTACTGGTGAATATACAACTTTTTTTAAGACAGGCTTTGCGTCAAACAGAAATTTTGTTGTAGGAGGAGTAGCACCATTAGCTTGTGAAGATATATCCCTACAAGGTAAAACATTAATCAATGATGAATTAGTTTTAAAAGCTAGTATAACTGCAGTATCTGATGCTTGTCATATTGATAACTCATATAGTTTTTATATTGATAGTGGAGCACTTAAAGGAAGATACAAAGATAACTTAGGAGTTGTTACTGATTTAACTATCGGTTCAACTGAGTTTGGGATTATAGAAGTTATTCTAGATTCAGATGCTGGTGAACCAACATACTTTACAGATTTACAAACTGCTTTAGAAACTTGTAAAACAAGTGGAAGTAACAACGTTGTTAAATTACATTCAGACATTGATTTAACTGCAGCTATAGAAATTAATCAAGCTGGTACTGGTGTTGGTAATGGTTATAACTTTGATACATTAACTATTGATTTTAATGGATTTACTATTAGCAATAATCAATCTGATAGCACTAAAGTTTTTAATTTTAATGATGGTTCCACCGCAGTTGTTCAAACTGTAAGGTTTATAAATGGTAGAATATTAAGAACTAACGCTACAAGTGGTGAGGCTATATATATGAAACAATTTGATGTTTTAATGAGTGATATGGTTATAGATTCAAATGTTACTACATTCACTACTGCTTACAGTGGTATTAATAAATTATTATTTGGTGGTTCAAGGTTCATAGGTAGAGGTACATTACCAACATTAAATACTAACGGTTATTTTACTGTTGAAAATTTCTATGTAGAAAACACTTCTACTGGAACAGCATATATTTCGGGTTACGGTTGTAAAAACTTCACAGCAAAAGCAGGTAGTGGTTCTTGTTTGAGTATGCCTAATGCTGCGGGGTTTGCTACTGACTTTACTTTAATATCTGGGACTGGTATTGCTTTACAACCATCAGTAACAGGAGATAAAACTATAACAAACTTTACTATAGAAAGTGAAAGTGGTTCAGCTATAAGAATTAGAAATTATGGTGCAACAAGGCACGTTTTTAGTAATTTTAATATTGTATGTGAAAATGGAGTTGTATTCGATACAGTAGGAGTAGAATTTTCTAGCTTTGATGTTCTTAATATAGCTGGTAGTTTAGATATGGGTTTCTTTGAGAATTGTAAAGTTACAAACGGAAAACTAGAAAGTAGAAAGACTAGCGGTAACATTATGTCTATTAGAGCTGATAACAGATTTGAAAATGTTAGTTTTATAGCTACAGATGCTGAAGGACCTAATTTATTTGATTTGTCGAGTCGTAATGACTCGGTATTTAAGAATTGTAATTTTACTTGTTTACTAGATACTACTGCTGGACACGCTGTTGATATTACTGGTATTGACGGTGGTAATGCTGATTTTATGAATTGTACCTTTGAAGTTGTAAACGCTGGTGCCAACTGTATAACTTCAGCGGATGCAGAATCTGTAACGGTTTCTAACTGTACTTTTAAAGGTGCTACAACACCAATTAACGCAAATGTAACTTTATCAAATCCGTTTACTAGTGACCCTTACGGTAATATTACTATATAAAAATAATTAAATAAAATAATTAAATAAAATGGCGATACAAAATATAAATTTTAACCCAAAACCCGAAAAGGGTATTAGTTATTCAGTTATTACTGATACTTCAGCTGACTGGGCTGGTATAGCTAATGATACTTACTTTTATAATTTAGATGATGATTTACCTTATTATAAGGATTCATCTGGTGATGTAATAGCTGTATTCGAAAAAGGAGGTGTAACTGATAATATATACACAGCTGATGGTACAATAGGAAGTGGAAGAATTGCAACGTTAACGGATACTTTAACTTTTGATTGTTTAGACCAAACTAACGGGGGGGTAATAATTGACGGTACAAGTTACACAGGAAATCAAGAGCCTGTTTTTCAAGTTTTAGGAACGGGTTCAAGTGTTTTTAAAATAGATGAAAAAGGATTTATTACTAACACAGAAATAGACGACAATAACCTGTTAAAATTAAGAAGAACGGGAGGAACTTACCACTTAAGGCACGAAGGCGGGAGCTTTAGCGTTAAAGCTAATGACTACAAATTTTATTATCCTACCAACATAAACACGTATTTACAATTAGAGCCAAACAGACCAACGTTAAAATGGGTTTTATCTTCAAATACGATTCACGAAATAATGGGAGAATTTGACACCAATTTTTATATGAATGGTTTTGGTGCTTCTCAGTGGTTAACAATTGGTAGTTCTTCAAGAATAGGTACTGAAGATATTTCCTTACAAGGAGAAACATTAATTAACGACTACTTAATACAAAAAGCAGAAACAACTGCAATAGCTGATGGTACATTAGTGGATGATTCATTCTCTTTCCATATCGATTCTGGAGAGCTTAAAGGACGGTATAAAGATAACTTAGGTGTTGTAACCGATTTGACTATTGGTGCTGTTACAGGTGGTTTAATATCAGTTAATGATAGTAGTGGTATACCTACTTTTTATAGTGATTTACAAACAGCAGTTAACGATGCTGGTGCTAATGGTGTAGTTTATTTACACTCTGATATAACACAAACAACCACAGTTACATTACCCGCAGGAGCAAACACTAGTTTTACTATAAATGGTAATGGACATAAGATTACCCACACTTCTGATACTGGTACTGAGTATGCGTTGTTTTTTGTAGGTTCTGGAAATAACAAAAAATTCTATTTAAATAATATAAAGATTGAATCTAATGGAACTTCAGTTTCAACTTCTACTGGAGCGGTTTTTAGAGCTAACCCAGGTGGTGGTTCTATGGAATTATTTTTTGATGATAATACTTATATTACGTCTGTGAATAATGCAATAATTTATTTATTAAATTGTAATGGTGGTATTTTAGAGTCAACTAATAGTTATGTTAATTTTGCTGGTTTTAATCAAAGAGTTAAGAATGCTAAAGTTATCACTAAATTTGGAAGAAGTAATTTTATAAATTGCGACATAACCGTAACCACGGGCGGGCAAGTAGGCTCTCAAGCCGTAGAGATTAGAGGTTGTACCATTACAGGCGATGCTGTTAGCAACACAATGATTTCAATCAGAAGAAACTGTAAGTTTTGGGATAATACGTACATATGTACAAGCGGAGCAAATGCAGCTATGGCAATAGGTAGCGGAGCATCGGGTAATTTTATTAATATTCAAAATGTTAAAGGTTATCATTATGGAACGGGTATAGCAATGAATGGAGCTTATATTAAAGATATACACAACTGTTATTTTTATTCAGAGGGTGGCACAGCGTTATATACCCTTAGAACACAGAACTCACAAAGCGGTTATAATATTAAAGATGTTACTTGTGTGACTAACGCTACTAACCAACCCGCTTTTTATGACCAACAAGGAAGTTCTATTACTGCGTTTAGAATTAAAGGCTTAACTGCTGTTTGTAAAAATGCTAGTAATACGAGTCCAGCAATGCAGATACAAATTCGTTCTTCTGATGGTGATATGTATATGACTGACTGTGAAGCAATTGTTACTAACCCATCAGTTAAGAATATAGTATTTAGTGATAGTGGTACGGTTTATATGTATAATGTATTAGCTGGTGAAGTAGGTACAGGTATTGACTTTGGTACAGTTACACTTGGTAATACTAATACATTAGATGCTTACGGTAACGGACAAATAGGATAATTTAAAAATAGGATAATAAAATAATTATGAACGCAAATATAACGATAACAGCTTCAACAGATGAAGGTAATGGAAATAAGAGTATATAATGAGCGTTAAAAGCGAAATAAGAAAGATAGCTATAAGGATAACTAGGCTATATCAAAAACAGATTAATAAGAAGGGGCTTGTTGACACAGGTGCCCTTGTTAGGTCTTTTGAAACTAAGATTAAGATTGGTAAGAAAGGTGATTTAGATATCGATGTTAAGGCTATGGATTATCTACAGTATCTTGATATACCGTATGATGTATCTGAAGATGTATTTAAGTCTAAAGAATACGCTAAAATAGAAGATGACTTAATTGGATTAATGATTAACGGTTACTTTATTAACATACCAGATGACTTCGATTCCACAGATAGTGTAGAATATAGTTTCAAATTTAAAAACTTCAAGTAAAAAACAATTATACCAACATAATATTATAGTTATATGATATTAACTGGTACGACAACAGAGATTAAGGTATCACCAACAGGGTTAACACCGACTTATAATGAAACTATTTTAGTATTAGAATCACCTAATATTATTAGTGATAATTTTAAATGGATAGTAGAATTATATAAGGGTGTTGATAGTGAGCCAGAATACGAATTAATTAGTACATTAACTATATTACCTAATCCAGAAGGATATGGTGTATTAGATGTACATAGACATATAGAGAATTACATAACAACATCATTTTATCCAGCGGATGTAAATGATGTATCTAGTAAAGTATTAAACGAAGGACTTAAATGGTCTGTTCAAATTAAAGAAGTATTTGAAAATCCTAAATGGAGATTTCTTGATAATAATTTTTATGGTACTTATTCACCTAATGATTTAGGATTCCATAGTAATTCAACAGATAAACACCCTTTTATTGTTGGTGATGTTATTGATATTGTTCAAGACCCAGGATATATTAATCCCGAATATAACGACCAATGGACTATTATAGCCACACCCGACGAATACACTATAGTTGTGGATGGTCCATTTTTATTAAGTACACCAGCTAACCCTGGTACAGCTACATTAACATCTGGAGGTACTAGAACAATAGTACAAGACTTACCATTGTCAGCTACTACATTCTATTCATTCAATGGAGTGTTATCACATCAAGATTTTAGAAATTGGGATAGTTCAGAATATTTATTATCAACAAGTTCCACTACATCAACTAAATTATTATTAGATAATGTTACACAATTTGATATAACATTAGAAGATAGAGTATGGGTTAATAGTTATATGGGTTTACCTAAATCACCATACATTACTTTTAAAACTGATAATGGAACATTTATAACACCAAATGGTCACATTCCATCTGGACAACATTTTATAAATCAAAATAAATTAGGACCGAAGGATTTACTTGAATCAACAGGGTTAATAAATCGTGTTAGTGGTCCTATATCATTACCAATACTTGATTCTAATACAACTTATATAGAGTGGTATTTTAGTGATGGTCTTTTAAATCCATTAAGTGAAACTATTAGATATGATATAGTAGATGATTGTAGTAGATATGATAAGATTAGATTCTTTTATATGGATAAGTTAGGTAGTTACTTACCATTAACTTTCAATAAGGTTTCTAGACAAAAGAACAGTGTTAAAAGAAGTAACTATTCTCAAAACTATGGTACATATGATTCAGTATCAGATGCTTGGGGATATACTACATATGATAGAGGTATGACTAATTATGATAAGGTAATTACTGAAACGGTTACTTGTACATCTGATTGGTTAACTGAAACTATGGCTAGTATGGTATTAGATATGTTAGAATCACCAAATGTATACATACAAAATGAAGATGGTGATTATATTGCTATTAATATAACAACTAATACATACGAAATTAAGAAAAGACAAAACGATAAGTTAATTAATTATACAATTAGCTTTGAGTATGCAATTAAGAATAAATCACAAAGAGGATAAATATGGTAAGTAAGGTAGAATTATTAGTAACAGACCAAAGTGGTGAGAAGCATTATATCGACTTAGAAGATAGTAATGTAGGTATCAATATGAATTACTCAATTGATGACGTTAGAAACATCGAAAAGAAGAATGGTAACTTCTCAAAGACATTTACTGTACCTGGTACTAAGAATAATAATGAAATATTCGGACATCTATTTGATATTAAAACTACGTTCGATAAGTATGACCCTAATTTAAGGGTTGATGCTGTATTATTACAAGATTCAAGTCCTTTAATTGAAGGTTATTTACAACTTAAAAGTGTTAAGAAATTAAATAATACCGATTTAGAAGGTAACTTAATTCAATATAATATAATATTATTCGATTCAAGTATTGATTTCTTCCAACAATTAGGTGATAAAGAACTAACTGATTTAGAATTATCAGCATATACACATACATATGATAAGACTACTATAGAAAATGCGTGGACTGCTAATACATTTAATGATATATATCAATATCCTACATTAGATAAAGTTGATAGAGGTTATAAAGTAAGTGATTTCAAGCCAGCATTATATTCTAAAGGTATATTAAATCAGATAGCTAGTGAAGCTGGCTATACTTTAGAAGGTGATTTTATGGATAATGATGAATACTTTCCTAATGAATTAATTCTTTGGGATGGTAATGAACCAGAGGTAAGTAAATCTGAAGCTATTTCTAGAGAGTTTAGAGCGTCTTTTACAGGCTCTTCAGTAACTATTGCATCTGGAACTAAAAACGAGCTTAAAACGCTTGTTAACGATTTCGACACTACTAAGGCATTTGATTACGACGAGGTTATTTTTGATAATACTGGTAATTATGTTCCTAATGATACAGTTGGTGGTGACCCAGCATCTACTTTCATATCATCAAAGACTAGTATATATACGTTTACTTTAAAACAAAAATTTACTGTTAATTATACAGCATCTAATCTTTGTGAACTTTATAAGAAAGCACCTGGTGAACCTAGAACACAAGTTTTAAGTTTACCAGTTAACGTTAAAGCTTATCTACTTTATGATGATGGTACCGTAATTGCTAGTAGTTCACTAGAATTAGGAGAGGTAGGTGAATTTGTTACGGTTGTTGGTACACAAACATTAGATAATGATTTAACATTTAATATAACTGCTAAGGTTGAACCTGGTAGACGAGTATTTGTTAAATATGCATTAGACTCTGTTGTACCATTTGCTTGGTATTCATTACCAGGTGCAAGTACTATTGAACCAGTTACTATTGATTTTATAGCTAATAAAGTTATGGATAGTGGTATTGATTCAGTATTCTTCAATAAGACTTCATTAATACAAAATATTGAGTATGGTGATGATATCGATTTAAATTTATTTATACCAAAATCTATTAAACAAAGAGATTTTATAGGAGATATTATAAAAAGATATAATCTATATATAAGACCTAATCCAAGTAAGATTAGAACGCTTATATTAGAGACTAGAGACCAATTTTATTCGAATACTGATGTATTAGATTGGACACAAAAGAAAGATTATTCTAGTGAAGACCAAATTAGTTTCTTAACTGAGCTACAGAATAAGGAAATATTATTTACATATAAGCCAGATAACTCAGCTGTAGCTGCAGATAATCAAAAATGGAATGAAGTTTATACTAGAAATACTGGTGATATATATGGACAAAAGAAAATAACGTTTGATAATGATTTTGTTAAGGGCACTAAGAAAATTGAAAGTATGTTTTCAAGTGCACCATTGGTATATAGAGCTAAGAATGGAGTTGTTGTACCAGCGGTAAATAGTGCTGTAGGTAAACGTAATCCAGTTGTCACTTATTATGGTGGTAAAGTACCAGTTAAAGATGGTGACGGTGTTTTATTGGAAGATAAATTTACGATAGATTGGTCTGGTACTAGTGTTACTTATGCAGATTATCCATATGCTGGACACTGGGATGACCCATATAATCCAACTGGAGATACTCACTTTGGACAAGTAACCTATGAAGCTTATGGTGTATTATTAAATGATTTAACTAATAATAACTTATTTAATAGATATTGGAGGAATTATATTAATCAGATATCAACTGGTAGATTAGTTACATCTTATTTTAGATTAACAGAAACTGATATAAACAAAATTAAGGACAATTTAAGCCCTCGTATTTTTGTAAAGGACTCTTACTATGTAATTAATAAGATAATCGATTACAAGCCATTAGAAGAAGGTTTAACAAAGGTTGAGTTACTTAAGATTGATAAGGGTAGTGACTTTACACCAACTGTAACAGCAATTACTGGTATTACAGATGACGGTTTATTTACAGCTATAGGTACTGATTTAATTACTGGTTTAATTAGTCCTACTGATGGAATGAGAAGTGGTCCATTTAAGAGTAGTGTAACTAATACTGTATTTTCTAAAGATGTTATGGTATTAGGTGAAAATAACTACGTTGGTGAAAATGTTTCTGGTACTGTAACTGGTAATGATAACAACGTAGGTGGTGGTTCTAGTAATATTAATGTTCAAGGTAATGGTAATGTAGTATCACCAGGATTAGTTAATGTTACAGTAATTGGTGATGAGCAAGAAGTAACTGAAAGTAATACAAGTATTATTAATGGATTAACTATTAATCCAGACGGTTCAACACAAGTTGGAGGTGAAGGTGCGGAAAAGATATTGAATGTACTATTAGCTCCAGTCAATATAAATACCTTATTAGGTAGTCAATTAAACTATACACATACTTTAACCACTCAAGAGGTTTCTAACATATTAGATGTATGTATATTAATCGCAGATAATACTGGGGCAATTTGGAAAGAGTTAAATTATCATTCTTTTGGTACATTTACAGATATTGGAGGTCATTATTTGATTAACACTACAGATGTACAAATTAACTTTAATGCAACATCCGATTATGTGACTAGTGCGTTATATAATGCAGCGAGTGTTAGAATTAGAATAACTTATATACCAGATTAAAAAAAATATTATATAAAAAATAAATAAATTATGAGTGTAAATAATCAAAAAGATTTCTTTAAGAATATAAACTTAGATGAAAATGGAAATATTGGCGTAGTATTAAGTGCAGATACTATATGGGAGTTTAAAGAAATAGAAATAGGTTCTTGGAATATGAATGACCCAGGTAGTGGTACAATATTTATTAGTCACGGTTTATCAGCTACTGAGTGGAAAACTATTAGACAAGTAGAAGCCGAAATAATAGATGATGGCGAAAATGCTTTAACGAATATAAACAATTCTGGAATGATTAATGGAAGTAATTCAGCTACTATAATACTTGTTAGGATTCCAAGTGGAAACTTTCAAAATGTTAATTATGATGATGCAACCATAAACAGAGGGTTTGTTACCTTTTGGTATAAACCAGATTAATGAACAATAACATTTAATTAATATTATTATTTTATGGCAAGTATAACTAATGCAAAGAGATTTTTTCAAGAGATAGTCTTAGATGAGAATGGAAATATAATTGTATTACTTGAGGGTAAAGTTAATCCTGTTGAAAAAGGAGTTAATCAACATAATACTTTTCAAAAATTAAGTCTTACCCCAGAAGGATATTTAAAAATATATAAAGCGTAATATGAGTACAAACATAAATAACCAATACGATTTTTTTAAGAACGTAAATATTGATGCCGATGGTAATATTGGTGTAGTATTTAGTGGTGGAACTGGAGGCGGAGGTAGTGCCCAACCATTTCTATATACTGCGGATAATTATACTGATTTAGGTACTGTAACTGGTATGGGTGAAGGCGATTTAGCTTATGTAGCTAATTCTGAAGGTACTTCTTGGTTACCAGCTACTGTAGGTGGTACTTATTATCCTCAAGGAATATACGTATATGTATCTGGAACTTGGACTTCAGATAGAAATGCAATAAGTTTACAACTTGAACTTAATAAAGAACCTTCAATAATTTCAATTAGCGGTAAAAAAGATAGTGCTGGTACAATCGCAAAAGGATTACCAGTATATTTAGTAGGATTTGATTCTGATGTTCATACAGTAGAAGTAGCAAATGCTAATAGTTCTACAACTATGCCAGTAATTGGATTTACGTCAGAGCCTTTTAATAGTACTGACCCTAAAAATATCATAACTTTTGGTAAATTAGAAGGTGTAAATACAACATCTGCTGTTACTACATTAAACCCTAACGGAGAAACTTGGGCTGTTAATGATGCTTTATATATGTCTACTACTACGGGAGGACTTACAAAGGTTAGACCTACAGGTAGTGGTTCATTAATTCAAAGGATTGCTAAGGTTTTAAAAGTTGATGCAACAGGAGGGCAGATATTTGTATTTAATACAGCGAGAACAGCAGGGTTACCTAACTTATCAACAGATAATATTTGGGTAGGAGATGCTAATGGTATTCCTCAAGAGGTTGATAAGTCAACTATTTTAAATCCATCAGTTCAAGAAACTACATCAACGGCAACATTAACTCCAAATGCGGATGAAGATGACCAAGTAGTTGTAACAGCTTTAGCTACAAATATGACTATTGCTGCACCAAGTGGTACTCCAGTACAAGGACAAAAGTTAATTATTCGTATAGAGGATAATGGAACTGGTCACACATTAACTTGGAACACAATATATGAAGTAATAGGTGTTACATTACCAACTACAACAACACCAAATAAAAAGATTTATGTTGGTTGCATTTATAATAGTAATGATTCTAAGTGGGATGTTGTTGCTGTTAAAGAAGAAGTTTAAAATAATAAATTATGGTTATAATAATAACTAAAATAGAGTTAGAGGGTACAGATAACCTTAAACATACTGACGTTGGTTATACAACTGATAATAGTATAATGAATCAAATTAATAATGACTATGATGTTAGTTTAGGGGCTTTTTTAGCTACTAATAGAAATAAATTAGAATTAGGGGAGGTTAGTGTTAGTACATTCTTTTCTAGTACTTCATTTACATATGAAGCTAGGTTTCAAATTGAAGATATAACTGACTCTGGATTAATTCAGATAACTGATATAAACCAATTATAATATGGCAGCACCAGTAAATGTAAATTATGCAGGGTTAAACCCTACACCAGGTAATAACTTTTATCAGTTTAACTTTAATGTTGCTGCTGGTAGTGATAGGTTGTTAGTTGTTCAATTAACAATGGCTAATACTGTTAATTTTGCAGGTTGTACATATGATGGAGTTCCAATGACTCAGTTGTATATTAGAAACAGAAGTGGATTGAGTCAGCGTATGGCTTTCTTTTATATTCTAAACCCTAATACTGGTAATAATGCCTTACGAATTAACTTTACTGGTAACCAATGGAACCCGATTTCAATCGGTGCAAGATACTTTACTGGTAGTGCAGGGATAGGAAACTTCGGTACATCGAATGGTTCGTCAACTCCAAATACTAAAACTATAACTGTATCTGAGGACAGTAGAGTTATGGCAACAGCTTGTTCTATAAACGCTATTTTGACAATCCAAATTCCACAGGGAAGTAATAGAAGTTTTACTACTCATAATACTAACAGACAAGTTGGAACTGGTGCGGTATCAGCTGCAGCTGGTTTTGCTGCTGGAACATATAATATTAGAACAACTTCAACTTTTGGGAGTGTAACTAATGATAGGGTTGAGATTTTAGGATTAAGTACTACTCCCGATACTACTGGGGGAGACTTTTTAATGTTAATGTAAAAAAAATTAAGATATGAATCAAACGAAATTAAATTTAGGAAAATTAAAACCAGAAGCATTAAGTGCTACTGGAGGACAGATATACGGATTAGATGAATACGTATATATCAAGTCATTTAAATATGATGACAATAATAATATTAAGGTACAATACTATGTATTATTAAAGGTAGATGAAGATACTTTTGATTTAATACCAAGTGTAACCAAGCCTTATTTTGAGTATTCTATTGCTGACGGTAAAGTATTTTCAGATTTAGATGGATACCCAGTATATAAAGTAGATGAACAAGGTAACACTATGTATGAAGATGTAGAAGTTGTATCTATTGATGAAGAAACGGGTGAAGAAGTAACTACTATTGAGTCTAAACCAGTTAAAAGATTAGATGATTATACTAGAAACTTCCAAGCATTTGCTTCATTATTAATTCCTTCAATATTTGGTGACATTAAGAACCATAGAGGTTATCACGCAAATGGAGATGGTGCAATAGATGCATTGTAAAATAATATAAATAACGTTTTATATGGGGCTTAAATGCCCCTTTTTTTGATATGGTTAAGATATACGACGGTTTTAATGTAAAGTATGGACTATGTTCATTTAAAAGGTATCCACACTTTAATGAAGAATGGATACTAGAATCTTTTATTAGAGAAATGCAAGTAAATAAGTTACCAATAGAAGCATTTAATTTATTTAAGATAGCTTGGAATAGTAGGTTTTGGGAAACTAAAGGTTACGATGGTGCCACTGCAGTTAAAGATAGTAGAGAACCTAGATTAGATAATTTCATACACGATTATTGTTATAGATTAGGTTACGTTAATGATAAGGTTGATGTAATCTATAGAGAATTAATGTTATTAACAGGGTATTCTAAATTTAAAGCATATAGAAGATATTATGTTATAAAGTTAGTTAGACCATATTTCAAATTAAAGAAAATTAATAAAGGTGAGTATAAAATTAACTCAGTTGAAATTGAAGACCTTTATTTAACATTAAAAACATTATAAGAAATAACATATTAATATAATATGGCTAAGAAGAAAGTTCAAGTAGACGTAAAATATAAAGTAGATGGTGCCAATGAAGTAGAGGGTGCATTTGATGGTGTAGCTGATAGTGCTAATGAAGCCGCTGAAGCTACTGGTAATTTAAATAAGAATACTGGAGGATTAAAAGGTGCGTTTGGTGCAGCTAAACAAGGTGTTGGTGGTTTATTACAAGGGTTTAAAGCTGTAATAGCTAATCCAATTGGTGCTGTTATTGCTGCTGTTGTAGTAGCTGTAAAAGCATTAAGTGAAATGTTTGCTAATAATGAAGAAGCATCAAATAAGATGGGTCAAGGTTTTGCTTATCTTAAAGGTTTATTATTACCATTACAAAAAGCTTTCTTTGCTGTATTTGATGCTATATTATTTGCTATAGAAAAACCAGGTGAAGCTTGGGATAATGTTGTTTCTAGTATAGAAGCTGGGTTTGACTTTCTTAAAACAACCGTATTCGACCCTTATATGGCAGTATGGAGTAGTCTTATACTTGGTATTGAAAAGGGTATATTAAAAGTTCGTATAGCTTGGAATGAATGGACTGGTGATGCTGATGAAGCAGCTAAATTAACTGAGAGATTAGATGAAGTAAATGCTAAATTAGATGAAAATGTAGAGGTATTTAAGAAAGCTGGTAATGAAATAATAGATACTGCTGTATCAATAGGTGAAGCTATAGTAGAAGTTGTAGAAGAAGCTGATAGAATGGGTGATGCTTTAGCTGAATTAACTCGTAGAGAACAAGAATTAACAAAAGCTAGAAGAGAACAAGAAGTACAGAACGCTAAATCATTAGCTCAATTAGAGAGTTTAAAGGTTATTAGAGATGATGAATCTAAATCATTAGAGGAAAGGATAGCTGCTAACGAGAAGTTAGGTAAAATCGAAGCTAATCGTGTTAATCAAGCAGTATCTTTAGCACAAAAAGAATTACAATTATTAAAAGATAGAGCAGCATTAGAAGGTGAGGGTACTGAAATATTAGATGCTATCACTGAAAAGGAGATTGAATTAGCTGAATTACGTAATGAGAATGCTGGTATTAGAGCAGAACAAATTACTAATGACGTAAATTTACGTAAAGAACAATTTGATAAAGAAGCTGCATTAATTGAGAATCAATTAAATAAGGATAGTATATTAGAAGAAAGTGCTGTTAAGTTAGCTGAGGCTAAGATTAGGGCTGAACAAATGAAACTTGAGAAGTTAAAAGAATTAGGACTTCAAGAGAATCAAATATTCTTAGACCAAGAAAATGCATTAGAGGTAGCTAGACTTGAAGCTGAAGCGGCAAGAAGAGATGCTAGAAGAGAGCAAGAAGAGGCAGATGCTGCGGCAGCTGAAGAAAAACGTAAGAAAGAAATAGACGACGAAAAGAAGTTAACTAAACAAAAAGAGGAAATAGAGAAGACTTATCAAGATAATAAAGCTGCTATTATAGATGGTGGATTCCAATTAGCTTTAGATGTAGCTAAAGAAGGTTCTAAGGAAGCTCAAATAATACAAAAAGCTGCAGCATTAACTCAAATAGGTATTGATACAGCACAAGCTATTTCATCGTTAACTAAATCATCTGAAGCTAACCCGTTAAATGGTGCTACATTTGGTGCTGCTGGTATTGCACAGTTTGCTGCAGGTGCTATTAGAATTGCTGGTAATATAGCTAAGGCTTCTAAATTACTTAAAGCTCCAGCCCCAGATGTTGATGCTGGTGGTGCAGGTGCTACTGCTAGTGCTCCGTCACCAGAGGTTAATACTGATGTTGATTTTCAAGGGGTAACTGCAGGTGCTGAAAGATTTGGTGCTAACATACCAATTAGAGCATATGTTACAGAATCAGAAATTACTAAATCACAGGATACAATAAAGAGTATAGAAGGATTAAGCGAATTAAGTTAATAATAACATTTATAATATGGAAAAGAAAATACTAATTGAATTATTTATAGACGAAGAAGACCACGATAATGGTCTAGATATTATATCATTTGTTTCTGAACCAGCAATTGAAAAGGACTTTATGTATTTCAACGCTGATAAAAAGAAATATGAATTTAAAGCGTCTGATACTGAAAAACGTATTGTTACAGGACCAGCAATGGTACCTAATCAAGAGATTATTAGAGTAGATGCTCAAGGTAATCCTTACTTTGTATTCTTTACAGAAGATACTATAGAGAAAGCACAAGAGATTTTTGCTAAATTCGGTAAAACTAAATCAACTAATTTCGAACACGAAGTTGGTATGAGAGATGTTACTGTTGTTGAGTCTTGGATTGTTACAGACCCTAATAATGATAAAGCTAATGCATTAGGATTTAAAGATATACCTAAAGGAACTTGGATGGTTTCTTACAAAGTAGATAATGATGACTTATGGCAAATGGTAAAAGATGGTCAAGTTATGGGGTTCTCTATTGAAGGTGTATTTGGTCGTAAGATTGTCGAAATGTCTGCTGAAGATACTACTGAACTAGTATACAATAAGATACAGGAAGTACTTAATAATGAGGAACTTACTGATAATGATAAGTATGATATGGTATCTAAATTATTGAAATAGACTATTATACAAAAATAAGTAAACAACATTTATATTAATATAACAATTTATTATGGAAAAGAAAACTTTTATTGATAAGGTTAAAGCAATGTTCTCAGAAGTTGAGAAATCAAATGATGAGGAAGTAAAAATGATTAACTACACAACTAAAGAAGGTGTAGAAGTTAAAATTCCAGAAGGAGCTGAATTAGTTGAAGGTACTCCAATCGCTGTAGTAGGTGAGGATGGTTCTGAGACTGCAGCACCAGCAGGTGAGCACGTAATTGAAGATAAAGTAATAACAGTTGATGAGGCTGGTATTATTGTTTCAGTTAAAGAGGTAGAGGTTGAAGAGACTGAAGAAGAAACTCCAGCTGAACCAGCAGAAGAAGAAATGGCTTCAGAGGAAGTAGAAGCTAAAGAAGAAGAAAAAGAAGAAGAGGTTGAAGCTGAAGAAGAAGAAGAAGCTAAGGCTGAAGAAAAAGAAGAAGAAGTAGAGGCTAAGGAAGAAGAGGAAAAAGAATATGAAACTGAAGAGGAAGTTAAAGCTGAGGATGATGTTGAAGATGCTGAAGATATGGTTAAGCGTATTGAAGCGTTAGAAAAGTTAATCTCAGATATGGCAGAGAAAATGTCAGCTATCGATTCTTTAGAAGAAAAATTCTCTAAATTAGCTGAAGAACCAGCAGATAAAGAAGTTAAATTATCTAAAGGTAGTTCAACTACTAAAAAGTCTAATACTAATGCATTATTAGAATTAGCAAAATACCGTAAAAAGTAATAAATAAAAACGAAATAATAATTTTTTAAAAACTAATTTAAAATGGCTTTTGATTTAAGTGGATTGTCAGCATACGTTGACGAACAAAAAATGGATTTAATCCGTAGAGGATTAATGGATGCTAGAACTGTTAATGTAATTTCTGTACAACCAGGTATTAAAAGTTCTGCTACAATTAACATCTTGGGTTCTACTCAAGTATGGCAAGCAGGTGCTTGTGGATTTAATGCTTCTGGAACGACTGCATTAACTCAAAGAACTATCTCAGTTTGTGATATTAAGAAAAACGAATCTTTATGTTTAAATGATTTGGAAGCTTACTACACTCAAGCTGCTATGAGACCAGGTTCTTATAACGAATCTATTCCTTTTGAAGCATTATACGCTGAAGAAGTTGTAGGACAAACTTCTAAGTTCATCGAGAAATTAGCTTGGAGAGGTGATGTTTCATTGCCTGTATCTAACGAATTATCATTATGTGATGGTTTTGTTAAGATTATCGAAGCTGAAGGTGATGTTACTGTTGTAACTGGAGAAACTTTAGATGCTGCTGGTATCGTTGATGCTATCGATGCAATGGTTTCTGCATTGCCAGAAGATGTTGCTGAAGCTGATGATTTAAAAGTTTTCTTATCTATCGCAGATTACAGAACTTACGCTAAAGCATTAAGAGATGCTAACTTATTCCACTACACTGGTGCTGAAAACCAAGGTGGAGAATTTAGACAACCAGTTCCTGGTTCTGCAAATGTAGAAGTTGTTGGTCTTGGTGGTATGGTTACAGGTAAAGCTATCTTAGCTGAAGCTTCTAACCTTTATATGGGTACTGACTTATTGAATGACGGTGAGAACTTTAAAATTTCTTACGACGAGCACGAAGATGACGTAAAAGTTATTCAAAAGATGAAAGTTGGTTTCCAAGTTGCATTTCCAGAGAGAATTGTACGTATCTAATAAATAATTAGATTCAAGAAACTATAGGGGGAGGGAAAGTCCTCCCCTTTTTTATAAAAAATAATATTAAAAAATTTAAAATACTATGAGTTGTTTAATTAATAACGGATATGCTTTAGGTTGTAAAGATAACTTAGGTGGTGTACAAGAAGTATATATTGGTTCTTTTTCTGGTGCAACTAGTTTTGCATATGATGCAAGTACTGATGCTATTACTGGTGTAACTGATTCACCTAACTTTTACACATTCGAGCAAAGACAAGAGCAAGCTGAGTTTGTTCAAAATGGTAACCACTCAATTGAGAACGGTACTAACTTCTGGGAGCAAATTGTTTCTTTAATCTTTACTAAGAATACTGCTGACTTGAGAAATACTTTAAAGTTATTATCTCAATCTACTTTATTCGTGATTGTAAAAGACCAAAACGGTACTTACTGGTTTATCGGTGAGCAAAATGGTGCTGATTTAACTGCATCTTCTGCTTCAGCTGGTAAAGCATTTGGAGACTTAAATGGTGTTACAGTATCAATTACTGCTAAAGAGCCATCTCCAGCTAGACAAATTACTGATGCTGCATTCGCTGCATTACCTGTAAGCTAAGAAATACCTTCCTTACTATAAATCGTATTTCTACGATTTTCATAAAACTGGGTACTACATTCTGTAGTGCCCTTTTATGTTTATATAAACAAGTAACACACATTAACATTATTATAATATGATATATTTAAATCAAGATAGTATTAATACTGATATAGTACTTACTCTAACAGAGAATGTAACACTAACTGGAACGACTAACTTTTTGTTTGAATTTATTAGTGACGATACTAGAGAAGCTAAGTTTTTTGTACCAGAAGATTTATCTACAAATACTTGCCGTTATAATATGTTTGACATAACTGTAAGTGCTAGTACAGAAACATTGACTGGTACTACTATAAGTATTGATTTGGAACCTGTAGGTTACTATAAATATAATGTTTACCAACAAGAAAGTGCAACTAATTTAGACCCAGATTTAGCTTCTGGTATCGTTGAGACTGGTAAGTTATACTTGAGTGGTGAGACTAAACCAACAGTATTTAGTTATACTGGTAATACTGAAACAGATACAGATACATACATCGCTTACGAATAATTAAAGATTATGAAAGATAATAAAAATAGTAAAATGAAGTTTATTGCTGCTAAAGCAATAGAAGTTGAAACTCCAGAATTTAAGGAAGTTAATAATAAAGATTATATCTTATATGGTGCTAACAATGATTATCCAGCTATCTTAGCTGAGATGATGAACAAGTCAGCTAAACATAATGCTATCTTAACTAAGAAAGCTAATATGACAGCATCTAAAGGTTGGGAATATGACTCAATAGAAGAGAAGCAATTTATAGCTAATTTAAACGGCTCTGAGACATTAGATGATATTGTATATAAGAATGCTTTTGATTTAACGTTATATGGTGGTTTCTGCTTCTTAATTACTTGGTCTAAGGATAGAACTAAGATAGCTAGAATACAATATATGGATTGGTCTAGAGTTAGACGTGTAAAAGAACTAGATGATGATTCAGAAATGGCTAAATTACAAGATGAAGGTGTTGAGTATTACTTAATATCAAGTGATTGGTCACAAGAAAGAAAGGAAAAGTATAAGCCTGTATTAGTTCAAGGGTTCTCTACTGAGCATACTAAAGAAGCTACACAGTTAGTTTGGTGTCCAATGTATAGACCTCAAACAGAAGATAGCTATCCTTTACCAGATTATCAAGCTGCAGCTACATATATTGCATTAGATACTGAGGTTTCTAATTGGCATCTTAACAATGTAAAAAATGGTTTCTCACCTTCAATGATGATTAACCTTATTGGAGCACCATCTGATGAAGAGATGAAGCAATTACAGCGTAAATTAGAGAATCAATACCAAGGTTCACCTAATGCTGGTAAAATTATCTTAACTGTATCTGATGATAGAGAACAGTTACCAGAAATCACTCCATTATCTTTAAATGATTCTGATGAAAGATATAAAGATTTAGAAGAACAAATCACAACTAATATTATTTTAGGTCATAGAGCATCTAGTGCAGCAGTAGGAAAAGAGACAGCTGGTAAATTAGGTACCTCAGATGAGATTTTAGAGGCTGAATTACAATTCCAGAAGAATGTTATAGATGCATACCAAATCTTATTGGAGAGAGCTTATAATAGAGTATTGACTATTAACGGTATTGATGGTGATATTACACTTAAAAAGACTATTGAATTTAAAATGGATGATGTTAAATCTGATGATGAGATTGAATCTGAAGATTCTAAGTTATCTAAAGTAGTTTTGAATGAAGATATTATGTTACAAACTTATGCTGACTATCCAGAGGCGGCTGTAAATAACGCTAAAAGAGGTATTAGATTAAATGAGGAGTCGGGTAATAAATGTGCTACAGATGTTGGAAAACAAAGAGCACAGGATATTGCAAATAAAAGAGGTTTATCTTTTAACGTAATTAAAAGAACATTCAGTTACTTATCAAGAGCAGAAGAATATTATAATCCAAAAGAGCCAGAAGCTTGTGGAACTATATCTTATTTATTATGGGGTGGTGATGCTATGAAAAACTGGACAGAAAGAAAGATTAACCAAATTGAAAAAGCAAATAATAATAAATAATAACAGAATAATATGCCAACTAAAGATATTTTAATGATGACTACGGATTACTACAAGAGAAACACTGTAGTTAATCTTAATGTAGATAATGAGTTAATTATACCTCACATCATCACAGGACAAAATAAATGGATTGAGAAGATTTTAGGTACTAATTTATTTGATGTAGTTAAATCCGAAATTAGAACTGGTACAGTATCGACAAGAATTAAGACTTTAATTGAAGAATATATTCAACCTACATTAGTTCATTATGTAACATATGATGCGTTACCATTCTTTAACTTTAAAATAACTAACAAATCTGTATCTAAGAAGTTCTCAGATAATAGTGATTATGCTGAATTAAATGAAGTAAACTACCTTAGAGGATTAGTAAGAGATAACGCTGAATATATGGCTGATAGACTTACTAAATTCTTAATGGAAGATAGCGGAGTTACATACCCAGAATATATTAATGGAAATAGTGCTATTGATGAGATTAGACCATCAAGACAAAACTTTCACTTTGGTATCTACTTGAGTGGTAATGATTTAGGTAGCGACTGCTACACTTGTGATGATAACGGTACTTGTGGATAATGGAAAGTCTTTTTAATATATTAGCGGATAACGTAGGTAATGGAGTATTCTCAGCAATATTGTTAGGATTACTCTCAACTATGTATATGTTTAAAAAAGACATTCCAGTTTGGATAAACAGATTATTCAATCTAAAAAATAAATTAACTACAAAGTCTTTAGAACATCACGATTTATTTAGTACGTGTATACGAGTAGAGAATGAAATAAAAATAAAGAAGTTTTATACTCACGGTGAATATGATATTACTAAAAGTAAGATGTGTAAAGATTTTACTAAATACAAGATTGAGGTTTGTAGTAAAGGATTTAAAGATATATTAAATGAGGATATAGAAGGTATGAATCCAGACGCATTTAAACAATATATCATAGCCTTACAAACTGAAATGCATTCTACTTACATAGATAAAATTAAAGCAGACTGGGCAAATAGAGGTATATCTAATGATGATATTGATTATGTTATAGATTTATTTGAAACGTTCAGATATGATGTTATACAAGGATTTGAGAATAGAATCAATTCAATATTTAGTAGTACTACATATCATAACAATACTAGAAGATTATTAGCTATATTTGAAATGTGGGCTTTTGGTATTGATATATTACCTAGAGATATGGAAACAACATTTGAAACACTTAACGGTAGATTTAAATCAATTAATTATTAATGGAATTATTAAAGTACATAGATATATCAATACTATGTGGTGAGCAAGTAGAATTTGAGTTTTTAGAAAAAACACCAGAAGGACAAATAGTAAAAGTATTTGTTAATAATGATGATATGGGTAATGTTGAATTAACTCATACTGAAGTGTACTACTATATTAATGGATTATTTGATGAAGATAACGACTAAAAGACATATTGATAAGATTATCTTACATTGTAGTGATACATATGAAGATATGGATATTGGTGTTAAAGAGATTCGTAAATGGCATACAGACCCTAAACCATTAGGTTATGGTTGGTCAGATTGTGGATATCATTTTATTATTAGACGTGATGGTAAAATAGAAACTGGTAGACCATTAGATTTGATAGGTAGTCACTGTTATGGACAAAATACTGGTAGTATTGGTATTTGTTGGGTTGGTGGTTTAAATGATAAAGATAACCCAGTAGATAACAGAACAGATGCTCAAAAGAAAGCGTTAGCTGCATTAGTAATTAATATTCAACAAGAACATCCTCAATCTATGTTATATGGACATAACGACTTTAGTAGTAAATCTTGTCCTAACTTTGATGCTCAAGAAGATTATTACAATTTTGATTCATATTTGTTTATGTAAAATAAAGCGTTCTAAGCTATTATAATTAATTATCTATAACAATATACTATATCATAGGTAAAAGTGTCTTAAATCATCTAAAAATCATATAAAAATTGATATTACTTATTCTTCCGTTTGCTAGAATACACTACATTAACATTTTCTATTGAATTAATCTCTTCAATCACATCAAAAATTACATCTTCTATAAATAGAATAATTGGATGTTTTGAATTATCA